TAAAAAAAAAAAAAAAAAAAAAGCAGAAGCTATGCTTTACTCTATGCACCCAGACTTTGATAATATCCGTAATGATGATGCATTTCATGATTGGGCTAAAGAACAGCCTAAATGGGCGCAGACAGCTTTGTATGATGAACCTGATGACGTAAAGTCTGTAGCACGTGTACTAGACTTGTACAAAGCGGATAAGGGTATTAAGACTAAAAAGCCTTCTGTAGATAAAGATGCTGCGTCTTCTGTTAAAGCTAAACGTGCAGCAGTAGACCCTAATGATGCATCTAAGTATCTAACAGAATCTATGGTAGCTAAAATGTCTATCAAAGAGTACGAAAAGCGCATGGATGAAATTATGGAAGCCCAGCGCTCAGGAAGATTTATTTACGATATGTCAAAGAAGTAGTTGACAATATTAATATCGTAAGTAAAACTATAGTATATACACCGAAAAAGTGTGTATGCTTTTAAGTAAGCACTAACGCCACATATAAGAACTACCCAAGAGTTAAGGCCCAGCGCATTACAGGGCGGCCACCCTACAATGCAATGCTGACTACCCTTGAACGATTGGCCTCTTTTCAGTGGATGTGACGTGTACTGACATCAACGCCATATCTCGAAAGGAATAAACTATGATTACTTCGGCGTCTGGTGGATTTACTGGTAATTGGTCACCAGTCATCTACTCTAAAACAGCTCAAATTGCGCTACGCAAAGCGGCTGTAACAAATGCAATCACCAATAACTCTTACTTTGGTGAAATCGCAAACCAAGGCGACACAGTTCGCATTCAAAAAGAGCCTGACGTAACTGTCAACGCTCTTGAGCGTCACACAGGTATCTCAGTAGAGAAACTTGCTGACGAAGACTTCTCTTTGGTCATCGACAAAGCTAACTACTTTGCATTCAAAATGGATGACATCGAAGAGCAGTTCTCACACGGAGACTATGTACGTATGGCATCTGATCGTGCAGCATATAAAATGGCTGACTCAATGGATGCAGACGTTCTACAGTATATGTCAGGCCACACATCAGCAGGTGAGTACGCAACTACTACATCTGGTGATGCACAGCACGACACAGCGGGTAACCTAACAGGCGAGTTCTTGACAGCAAACCATTTGGATGCTACAGACTTCTCTAACCTGACAATCTCTTCTTCAGCGACAGCAGGTGACTCTGTTCCTCTAGCGCCACGTCTACCAGGCGCAACAGCGTTGTCAGCAACAACTGTATCTCCATTGACAGTCATCGCACGTATGGCTCGTAAATTGGATACGGCGAATGTTGACGCACGTGGACGGTGGATTGTTGTTGATCCCGTATTTGTTGAGATGCTAAAAGATGAAGACTCACGTCTATTGAACGCAGATTTCGGTGGCGCAGGTCTACAAAACGGCTTGGTATTGAACAACCTACACGGCTTCCGTGTTTATGTTTCAAATAACCTACCAGCTAAAGGCACAGGTGCAGGTACTTCTGGTACTTCAGCGCAGAACGACAACTACGGGGTAGTTGTTGCTGGTCAGGACGAAGCGGTTGCATCTGCTGAGCAAATCAACAAAGTCGAGTCATATCGTGACCCAGACTCATTTGCAGACATCGTACGTGGTATGCACCTATACGGTCGCAAAATCTTGCGCCCAGAGGCACTACTTACAGCACGTTACAACGCTGCTTAATTGTAATAACTTAGGGGCTGGTTCTTACTGGCCCCTTTGTGTTTTCATTATAGAGGAACACCCCCTATGGCAATCACTACAGCAATGTGCAACAGCTTCAAGAAAGAGCTACTTGAGGGTGTTCACGACTTGGACAACGACACCCTAAAGGTGGCACTTATTAAAGAGTCACCTGCAGGTACATATGGCTCTGCTACTACTAACTATTCAGATGTCACAGGCAATACTGATGAAGCGGTAGGAACTAACTATACAGCAGGCGGTCAAGCACTTGACAACCCTGTTGTAACTCTGTCTGGAAATACAGCTTTTGTTGATTTCGCAGATGAAGTCTTTACTGACCTAACAATCTCAGCTGACGGTGCTATTATTTATAATTCATCACAAGGCAACAAAGCGATTGCAGTATTTGACTTTGGTGGTACGGTAACATCTACTTCTGGTGATTTTACTATTGTATTCCCTACTGCAGATGCATCAAACGCAGTTATCCGTATTTCCTAATATATTGTAGGTATGTGCAATGGCATTTATTATTAAAGATCGTGTTAAAGAAGGTACTACAACGGCAGGTACAGGTGCAGTAAGCCTGAACGGGTCAGCAGCTACTTTTCAAACTTTTAGCTCATATATGTCTAATGGTGACACAACATATTATGCCATTGTACACACCACATCAGGTGTTGATGAATGGGAAGTAGGTATAGGTACGTGGAACACAGGTAATACACTTACACGTACTACAGTTCTAGCAGGTTCTAACGGTACATCAGCCGTTAACTTCTCTGCTGGTACTAAAGACATATTCATGACATATCCTGCAGATAAGGCTCTGTTCCTTGATGCAGACGGTAATGCTACACTAGGTGGCGATCTAAGTGTTACTGGTACACTAGACGTAGATAGCAACGCAGATATTAACGGTTATATTGACCTAAAAGCGTTTGCTACTCACCCAGCGCACCAAGAGGGTCGTATCTTTTATGACTCTACTCACGGTACGCTTAACGTCTTCAATGGCGAAGCAGACATTACACTAGAAGTTGGGCAAGAACAGTATGTTCGCGTCTACAACAACTCTGGTGCTACTATTGGTAACGGTAAGCCTTGTTACTTTACAGGTGCATCTGGTGAGGTTCCTACAATCGGCCTTGCTAATGCAACAAGTTCTGCAAAGTATAACGTACAGGGCTTAGCTACACACGAGATTGAGAATAACACGTATGGCTATATCACAGTACAGGGTATGGTACGTGGCATGGACACATCAGGTCTAACTGCTGGTCAAAACTTCTTCTTGGGTTTGACTGACGGTGCGTTACAAAATGCATCACCTTCTTACCCTAACTTCCCTATGTGTATGGGCTACGTAGTTAAGTCTCATGCGTCTGACGGTGAAGTTCTTATCGCTACGCAGGACCACACAGTTAACTCTTTCCGTGTTGTAACAGTACTTATATTGGTGCTGATCTTACTGTTGGCGGCAACCTAACAGTTCAAGGTACACAAACTATTGCCTCTACAGAGAATATCTCTATTGGTGGTGCGTTCAACTATCTTAACGCTGGTGACACTATTGGTGCATCTAACACAAGCCATACAGGTTCAGGCTTAGATGATGCTGTACTAAAGGGTCACTACACAGGTACTACTTCTAGTAAGGTGTTCAAGGTTAAGATCACCTCTACAGGAACGCCTGATAAGTTTCGCTGGTCTACAGATGACTTTTCTACACAATCTGCTGAGATTGACATTGATGGCACAGAACAGTCACTAGAAGATGGTATTAGCGTAGAGTTTGGTGCTACTACAGGTCACACAGTTAATGATGTGTGGTCAGGTACTGCAACACCTACAAACGTAGACACAGGTTTTTTCACTAATTACAACACAGGAACTACAGGTGTAGGTTATACACACGCAGGTTTTTACTGGGATGCATCCTTAGCTAAATGGGTACTTGTAGCAGAGTATGACCCAGAGCCAGAGGGTAGTATTGACACAGGGGATTCTAGCTTTGAGTATGGTACACTAAAGGCTGGTACATTTGAGGGTGATTTCACAGGTGATCTTACAGGTAATGTAACTGGTAACGTATCTGGTGGTTTGACAGGAGATGTTACAGGTAACGTAACAGGCGATGTCACGGGTGACTTGACAGGTAACGCTGACACAGCCACAGCACTAGAGACAGCACGTACTATTCAGCTTACAGGTGACGTAACAGGTAGTGCCACATTTGATGGTACTGCTAATGCGTCTATCACTGCTGTTGTACAAGATGATTCACACTCACATGTTATCTCTAACGTAGATGGACTACAGGCGGCACTAGATGGTAAAACAACTACTTCTCGTACTATTACTGCAGGTAATGGTCTTACTGGTG